GCCTGCAGTTCCACCCGGCGCAAAAAATCTGGCTCTGGCTAACCACCAAGACAAGAATTACCGACGCCTATGAGCTGGCGCGCGCCTGCGGCATTGATTTACCCAGCTTGGAATTGCTCTTAAACCACCCGTTTTTGAAGAATATTTTGTGCCCGGCCAACCGTTTTGGCAAGACTTTTGTGACATCTGTCAAGCATGTGTGGTATAATTTCTATAAGATCGGCTGCCATGGCCAACCCAGTTTCGTCCATGACATCCGTTACGGCACTTTGAATATTTCTCCCCATTCCCTGCAGGTTGACGCGGCTTACCGCTATATCGTGGATATTTTCAATGACAAACTAATTTACCAGTGGGACGGGGAAAAGCGGCGCAATGTCTGCCGCATCAAAACCTTTCTCGTCGACCACAAGCAGGTCAAGCGGGAAATCATTTTTAATAATAATTCGTCCATCAAGGGCGTTCCGACCGGCGAAGACCAAGCCTCCTCGCTCGCCGGCACGCAATTTTTCTATATCTCTTACGACGAAGCGCCGCAGTCGCTGCACCTTCGCCAAGAACTTCCGGCCAAGATTCAATCTCGCTTAATTGATTCTGGCGGACCGCTGGATATTATCGGCACGCCCGAAGTCGATAAGCCGTCACACGCTTATTACCAGCGCATCGTTAAGCAGGGCATTGATCTTAAAAAAGGCTTTTTTACCTTATTGGGCAAACTGGAAGACAATATTTTCATCGGCTCGGAAGAAAAGCGCATGACGCTCGAAGCCATTAAACAAACCGATCCGGAAAAATACCGCCAAGTCGCTTTCGGCGAGTTCGTCACCTCCGGCGCCAAGTTACTACCCACCATCGCGGTGGATCGGCTCTGGACCGAGGACTTTCCGCAACAAGCCGGCGTGCCCGGACATTCTTACATCATCGGCGTGGACTGGGGCTTTTCCGATACCGGCGATCCAACCGTCTTCTATGTTTTGGACTATACCGAACTGTTGGATTTATTGGCCAATAAGAAAAAAGAAGTCAACCGGATTGTCTACCGCATCGTCTTTCGCGAATCGATCAAGGGCGGCTCGCCCTACGCGGTTCTGGCTCGATTAAAGATCATGCAGCAGGATTTCAACGACGCCAAAATTATTCACGATTCCTCGTCCATGGGCGGCGTGATTATCAAAAAAATGCTCAGGGAAATGCATGTCCAGCACCTTTACGACTTCACTTTAGCCACTAATCCCAAAGATGAAATGCTCTTCCTCTTGGCTCGCGCCATGACCTATGGCCGCAAAATCGAGACCTTGGGCGACGGTCGGATTCAAGAGCTCTGTCCGGATTTCGGCAAGATCAGGTCCTACTACATTCCGGAGCTGGAAGAGCAATTATCCAACTACCGCATCGAAGACAAGAAGCTCGAGCAGGATGAAGTGATGGCGCTGGGACTGGCCATCTGGTATTGCGAAAAGAAATTATCCGGCCATATCACTAAAGTTTTCAATCTTAACATTTTAGCCAACAAACCGGAGCAGATTATGAGCGTTCCGGGAAATAAAGAAGTAAAAACCAGAAGTTTTAATATCAAAGAGCGACTTATCTAAACCTCTATGTTGGAATACAAAAAAGACATGTCCCCCAAAGAATTGGCAAAATTCGAGGAGGATCTCAAAGCAGAATACATTGCTCACAAAGGCGAGACCGAAAAGGATCTGGAGTTTCGGCTTAACGGCATCTTGGCTTCGCGCGGCTCGTCCGGCAAGCAGTTTGTCGGTTACGAAACGCTGGGTCAATTCTATCGCGGTGACCAATGGGATCATGACGAACCGCCGGGGGCCAGCCAGCGCACGGACAATTATTGCGCTTCCATCGTGGATAATTTTTCTTCGCTGTTATTTGACGCCCCGGTAGAAATCAACTGCCCGTCGCAGGACGAGACTGATGACATGCTGGAACTGATGGCCGAGTTTAAGGAAAAATTACTTAAAAAGATTTACGACGATAACTACGCCGACGATATTGTTTTTCCGGAAATCTCCAAAGCCGGCTCTCTTTACGGCGACGCCTTCATTAAAGGGCCGATGCTGGAAAAGAACGGCTCGGATAATAAAAAAGACTGGGAGATTGTTTTCTTCAATGTGGAAAACCCGGCCAATATCCGGCCATTGTTTGAAGACGAAAACTATAAGCGGCTTTACGGCTTTATCGATACCACCGCCATCTCACCAATGAAAGCCTCGCGGATTTATAAAAAGCAGATGAATGGCCGCGGCATTAACATTCAAGACCTGATTAAGAAGCACGCCTCGTCCTCTAAAGGCCGCATCGGCGCGCGCTCCAATCCCAATATCTCTTCACAGCAAACTTACCAGACCATGATTTTCAAAACCGAATACTGGACCAAGGAGATCATGGCCATTTTCATCGAAGACGAACTGATCGACTGGTATTGGCATGACTGGGGTTTTGTGCCGCTCGAATATATTAAAAATATTTATGTGCCTAATCACCCTTACGGCAAATCGGACATCGAAGATGTGATTGATCCGCAGCTTTTTCATACCCGGGTGAATAATGACTTAGCCAACGCTTTGAAATTTTTGTCAACCATCAACTTAAAGGGCAAAAATTTGGACGGCATGGAAGTCTTGGTGCATGGGCTATCCAAAATTTTTAACCTGCCGGAAGACGGGGAGCTCGATCCGATCCAACGGGGTGGTGATCCTTACGCTACCGGCAACTTCGTGGATAATCGCCGCCGCGCCATTTTGGATGTGTCAGGCATTTCCGAAGCGCTGATGTCAACCGTGCAAAATCAAAATCCTTCCGGCCGGGCCATGAGTATGGCTTTGCAATCGGTTATTCGCAAACTGAATCCAAAGATTAAGCGCTACCAGAAAGCCCTAAGGAGCCTTAATAAAAATATTTTTATTCTCTTGGAGAAATATTATCCTGAGACCAAGGAAGTGATTGCCGGCGATTATAACAGCGAGGTTAATATTATCTCGACGCTACTTCGAAATATCATTGATGAATTAAATAAACTGCAGTCCGGCATCCAGTCACTCACCACCACGCAGAAGAATGTCGGCATCCCGCAACCCAAGATCGAGCAGAAGCGCATGAAGCAAGATTTGCAAGATCCGATACTTGGCCCGCAAGTGGCGCGCCAACCGGGTTTATTAATGGCACCACCGCCGGAATCGCCCAGCCAACCCACTCCGGGATCGAACGGAGGCGGTTTGCCGCCGGCCCCAGGTAACCAGACCGGCGCCAGCCAAGAAGGCGCGGTCACGGCCTCTAATCAACAAGCAGCCGGCGCTGCGCCAACGGCAATAATCCCATAATTATATGGCTTACGAACGCTTATCAGACAAAAAAATAATTGCCACCAATCTGGGAACCTACATCGAGTCGCAGATTGATTTGATTACTAAAACCAGATTGCGCCGGAATTTAGACGACGAGGCAGAATTTAACCGAGCCGTGCTCGAGAATAATTTGTCATTGGAGCAACAACTGGAATACCGGCAAGACCAGAACAAACGGATTTTACCGGGTGATAAAGACGAACGCCGCCGCATCAAGGGCGAGATCGCCACGCTTAAAAATTTAATTGAACAAAAAAAATATAACGATGAGTATTTGGCCAATGTGATGGATCTTAACTCCGGCGTGCAGTCAATCGATCGCACCATTAATTGGCTGAACGATAAATTAGCGGTCACGACTGATCCGGCTATCCAGAAATCGATTAAGGAAAACCTGACTACGCTTTATTCCAACCGCTACGAGGCGCAGAAAACCGCCATCACCCGCCAGACCGAATTTGCCAATAACGATAAAACTGAAACCGTGGTGACGACCCAAATCGACCGGATTAATTCCGAGCGCGCCAAAGCGCTCAAGGCCGGCAATGAAGATTATGTCTCACTCTTAGATTTGCAACTCCAATCGCTTAATAAGACGGCCACTGAATCCAAGGTGCAGCGCACGCTCTTGGATTATTCGGTTGCCACCATGACCGGACAATCAGCCACCAGTTTGTTAAATCAATTTAATAAACAGATCGATAGCGCCGACGCCAATTTGAAAATTACCATCGGCGGCGTCACTTACGATAACGCTAAACAATTTTGGGAGCTTAAACGAAGCGATTATTTGAATGATCGTTCGGAAAACGGCTTCTTCCCCCGCTATAACACTGAATTGACCGAGAAAGTCGATTATAAGGCCAGCCGCGGCATTTTAACCAATGAATCATTGGTTGATGTTAAATCGTGGTATGAAGGCCTAAAGAACCGGCCGGAATTATCACCCTATCTTGATCGCATCGGTCAAGACCAGCAAATGTCTTTGCAGGCGGCCGGGGATAAGCGGGCCAATAATGTGCTCAATGAATTTGCCACCAAACTCGATGCCAAGAAGGCCATCAGCGATCTGGCTTATTTGCAAGATACCTACGGCATTGATCAAACCTTAAATTACCAAAAAATAGTCAGCTCGGCGGCCAAGGAGAAAGAAGAACAGGTTAATAACATTCTTTCCACCATGGCTTCAGTGATGAAAGATAATCCGGGCATGACCAACCAGCAAGCCTTGGAAGCGTCGGTCAAAGCCGGCGCCGGTGCCACCTTCTCTCCGGAAGAATTGGCCACCAAGAAAGCCTCGGAAGTTATTACCGAATCAGGTAAGAAATCGGAGAATCAGCAATTCGGAGAATCAACTCCGGCCGTAACCATCAACCCGGCGGCCGAAGGTGCGACCTTCAACAAACCTGAACTGTCAGACGGCGATCTGATTAAGACGCCTAACAGTGACACGGTTTATAAATTTGAAGGCGGTAAATTAAGGAGCTTTACCGGCAAGTGGGATGAGGCTCAATTCAAAGCCTATACCGGCGGCCAAGGTTTTGGCGCGGTTAAGACCGTCCCCAATATTTCCACTTTTCAACAGGGCGAAATGATTAAAACCACCGATATTCCTTCAACCCAGCAAGGCGAACAAATCCCGCATCCGGACATGATAAAATATTATAAACCGGCCGACATTATTACTGTCGGTCAGGCAAAATATTTGAAGCAAGGCGTCAATCCGGTCTGGGGCAAAAAATTAAGCCCGACTGAATTTACCACCATGCAAGGACAACTACCACCCGAAGAGATCGAAAAGAAAATCGTTCGGGCCGGTCAAGATATTTACTTAAAGCAATAACTATATGGCAGTATTTGATGTCTCATTTCTTAATTCTAAATTGCGCAAAGCCACCGGTGGCCCGAGCGTTGGTATTTTATCTGACCAACTGACGATTTTACAGAATGAGTTGGGCAAGGATGGTTTTCTTTCCCCGGGCGATTATGATGTTTTAATAAAAACTGCCCGGGAGATCCAAACAACCGGGGCGCTTACTCCGGCCCAGCGTTCGGATTATGATGTTAGAATTTCCAATTTTGAAAAAGCCAAAGCCATTGTCAAGCT